ATGAACCTTGAAACTACACATCCTGTCTGCACCTTTGATTACTATGAGAGAGCTCTTGCGGAGTTCCCTGATGATATCCCCGTGGTAGTTTTCTCAGACCACATTGAGTGGTGTAAAGAACAAGAATTCTTTGCACCTGATAGGTTCATCATGTCAGAAAGCACTGAAGAGTTCTCTGATGGACAAAGGTTACCCTGGACAGATCTATGTTTGATGTCTCTTTGCACTGATGCAATTATTGCTAACTCATCATTTTCTTGGTGGGGTGCTTGGTTACAGACCAATCCATATCAGCAAGTAATTGCACCAAAGAAATGGTTTGGTCCACAGTATGATCACTATCATATGGATGACTTGATTCCTACAGGATGGAAGGTAATGTGATGACCTTATCCAATACAACTTTTATAGTCCCTCTCAGGATTGAAAGTGATGACAGACTTAGGAACGTGATTGTAAGTTCAATCTACCTTCTTGATAATACTGATTGTAAAATTATCATCAAAGAATCTGATAAGACTTCTGTCTTTGCTGAAAAAGCCTTACCACAAATTCGTGAATGTGTGAGTAAGAAAGCAGATAGATTGACGCATATCTTTGAACAGAGTGATGATCAGTTCTTTCATCGAACCAGACTCCTCAATGACATGGTGATGATGACTAAGACCTCTGTGGTTGTCAATTATGATTGTGATATTCTTCTTCCCCTTGAGTCCTACCAGAAATGTGAGGAGATGATTCTGGATGGCACCTATGATATGGTCTATCCTTACGGTGATGGCAACTGGCAATATCAAATCTTTACTGATGATGATCTGGTTTCTAGGTTCATTAATAATGATTATGATCTGAGTATTCTTTTAGAGCAATCAAAGGTATATGATGCCAAGTATGGATTCTGTCAGTTCTATTCTACTGAAAAATATCTTCAAGGTGGCCTAGAGAATGAGAACTTCATTGCATATGGGTATGAAGACAATGAAAGATACCATCGATTCAAACTCCTTGGATATGAGGTTGGTAGATATGATGGAAACGTCTATCATATGGAGCATGAGAGAACTCCTAACTCTTGGTTCACTAATCCATATATCGAAAACAACAAGAACTTGTATGAACAGATTCTTAAATTTGACAAAAAACAACTTCAGGAGTATTATGAACAACAGGACTATCTGAAAATACGTAAAGCACAACAGAAATGATTGGATTTAATGCTCTGGGGCGAATGGGTCGTCTCGGTAATCAGATGTTTCAATATGCTGCTCTAAAGGGAATAGCAAAAAACATTGGAACAGATATTACCATTCCTTATTACAAAGATGCGGTAGATGATGGTATTGGAAATATGCTCCGCACGGAGTTGTTTGACTCCTTTGATTTGAATACAAATATTGGATTATTGAACGGTGGGAAATCTCCTGTCGTTCATGAGAGACACTTTCATTATGATGATGAGCTATTTCATAGGTGTCCTGATAACATAAGTTTGCAAGGATTTTTTAATACTGAAAAATATTTTCGTAATATTAAAGGTGAAATTCGTGAGGACTTTACCTTTAAGGAAGAAATTCTTACACCTTGTCAGGAACTAATGTGGCAATTGGATCTTCCAATTGCTCTTCATGTCCGCCGCACAGACTACATCTCTAATAGTGCTAATCATCCTCCATGTCCTCTTAGTTATTATGAGAAGGCACTGAAGCACTTTGATGATGATAGACAAGTGGTTGTATTCTCAGATGATCCTACATGGTGTAAAGAACAGGAACTATTCTCTAGTGATCGTTTTATGATTTCTGAGAATGATGACAATAGAATGGACCTCTGCTTAATGAGTCTCTGTTCTGATTTTATTATTGCAAACTCAACTTTCTCTTGGTGGGGAGCATGGCTTTCTACAAGCAAGGATAAGAAAGTTATCGCACCCGTCCAGTGGTTTGGAACTGGATATACTAAAGACCACGATACTTCTGATTTAATTCCCGATGGCTGGACAAGAATTGCTGCTTGACAAAAATAAGGCAGCGTTTAAACTACAAGGACTTCCACATATCTACTGGTTAAATCTTGATGCTGATGTCGAAAGACGTGAGTATATGGAAAGGCAGTTTAATTATTGGGAGATTGAAAATCATACTCGTATCTCTGGGTATGATGGAAGAGAGGATGATGTCACTTCACATATGAAGGGAAAATTCCCTGACATGATGAACCAGCAAGAAGTTGGTTGTTGTATGTCACATCTCAAAGCAATCAAACACTTTTATGAGGAGACTGATGATGAGTATTGCATGATCATGGAAGATGATGCAGTGCTTGAGGTTGCTAGGTTCTGGAACTTTACCTGGAAGGAGTTTTTCTCTTATGTTCCTTATGACTGGGATTGTCTCCAGTTGACTACAATTACAACAGGAGACATTTATGTCAGACTACATCTGAAGTTTGTAAATGACTTCTCCGCTGCGGTCTATCTAATTACACGTCATCATGCAGGAAAGGTTCTTCGTAATCATATGCGTGGTGATAAATGGAAGTTGGATAATAATGTAAAGCCAAGGGCAGTATCCGAGGATACTATCCTTGAGAGTGGAAAGACTTATTCTATTCCTATCTTTCTTTACAATCTTGACTTTCAGTCAACCATTCACCCTGAACATACTAATGTGTTTCATCGGGGTCCACATAATGCACTCTGGAATTACTGGAGTCAATCTGGTGCCACGGTTGACATTAAGCGATGGATGGACTATGATCCATACTTGGGCAGAGCAACTCCAAACTCTGTCCCTCCTCAACCTCAAGAGGAGCAAAAAAATGAGGAAAACCCTACTACTTGACAGAATCATAAAAGTCAGGTAGTATAAATACTTAACCTTTTGTCTGACAGTAATTTCAGTAACAAAAGGAAACAAACGGGACAAGTCGAGTCCCTATTCATCTGCGGGTAATCACTCCGCAAGTAACTAAAGGTAATTCAAATGATCAAATCTGTATTCGCAGCACTGTCTGCAACCGCTCTTTCCGCAGGCGCTGCCCTTGCAGGTCCCTACGTAAACGTAGAAACCAATGCTGGATGGACTGGTAGCGAGTATAATGGAGCTACCACGGACCTTCACGTAGGCTATGAAGGTGCTCTTGGCGATTCTGCTTCTTACTACGTTCAGGGTGGTGCTAGTCTGGTAAGTCCTGACGGTGGCGAAAGCGACACCGTTCCTTCTGGTAAGGCAGGTATTGGTTTCGGTGTCACCGAAAACCTGGGTGCATATGGTGAAGTCTCCTTCATCGGTTCTGGTGATGAGGACATCGACCGTGGATACGGCGCTAAGCTGGGTCTGAAGTACAACTTCTGATCTAAGTAGACAATCAATATCTAGATGCTATACTGGGGGTGCGACGGCACCCCTTTTTTATGAAAAAAATTCTTCTTTCGCCGGTTACCCACATCAATTTAATGTTAGTGGGTATTTTAGTTTTCATTGGAGTGCTGCACGAACATACTCACCGCGCCATAGAGGTAGATGTGCATGGATATGTCAGACAATACTGTAGAGCAAACCCCGATACTTGTAAGTCCATGGCCTCAGATTAAAATCTTAAGAAAATATGTGTTGACAAAACTTTAGAAATACTATATAATATGTAAAGTTATGCAACACTAAGTAAATGACTGTAACACGCTCAAACACTGTAACAATTGAAGAAGGCGGCCGCACAAATATGTGGGCTACCGAACCCCGTATGTACATTGACCAAACCGCAGCAGAGCGTTACGGTTATGAGACCTACGCAGAACGTGCAGAAAAACTGAACGGTCGCACTGCGATGATTGGATTTGTCTTTGGAATGCTGTCTTATGCATTCACAGGCAACTTCTTCTTTGGTCTCGTCTGACAGTTGCATTTCTCGTCCTCTTGTCCTATCCTTAGAACAACTTCTAAACTTTCATGATTGAACTTTTGACGCAGACCGAATTCTCTTGGGCTGCTAACCACACCATCGCAGAATTCCTTGCAGGATATGTATTTGGAGCAGCACTGATTGTAGGAGCACCTGGAGTATTCTTCTTCATTGCTTTTATGCCAGCACTGCAAAGGACCAAGGGAGCACAGATTGGATACAAGGACCATAAGGATTATGGTTATTCATCTACCTATGAAAATGGAAAGATGAGTGATCAGAAACCCTATACACATTACATCCGTGCAGCTGTCCAGTGACAGTTGATATATACGAAATAATGTAAGGTTCTTATATGCCAAATCCTGAACAACTCTACGAGGACATGCAGAAGTTAGACGATATGTACGAAGAACTTCTGTGGCACCCAGACGATGAGTTACAATTCACTCATGATGGGACAAAAATTATAATCACAAACAAAACACTGGAGCAAAAAAATGAACGAAAAAGCAGAACGCATTAATGGTTGGGCAGCAATGATCGGTGTTGTTGCAGCAATGGGATCTTATGCAGTTTCAGGACAAATCATTCCTGGTATCTGGTGATGGCATTCGTAGTAGCAGCTATAGTCATGCTGATTCCAATTGCTGCAGTAGTGAAAAACTCATGACGTATGATTGGACACTACTACAGACGTTGATCTTCATCATCACTCCTTACTTCCTGATGCTTGCGTTGGCAAGTAAAGATGAAGATGATGATGGTTCCGATGGCGGTATGATGCAACCACTTTATGCACCGTCACCTTCTTGACATAGACAATTAAATATTCTATAATAGGGGACAGTTATATGGTCCCCTATTTTTATGCTCGCGACTATTCTTGCTTTATCGGCAATCGATTATGATCATCTCGCAAGGACGATTCAAGTCGAAACCTACCGTGGAAGTTTTGATCAGTATTGTGTAGCGGTATCTGTTCTCAACCGCGTGAGGTCTCCACTCTATCCCGACACGGTTGCTAGTGTTGTATATGCTCCTGGACAATATGAGGGCTTCACTAAATGGCGTCCAGTAGCAGATTCTAATCTAGTAAATACACTTATGTCAGAGGAAGGCAAGGAAAACCTTCTAAAGGCATATAGTATTATTGGTGACAGGACTGACTTTAAAGGTCAGAGTATGCTCAGATATCGAGTTGCATCTCATGATCCAATGTGTGATACTAGAGGAAACTTCTACCACTATCATTGGCAATCATGATCAAGAAACTCAAACAATTTTTTGAGACACAAACTTCCCTTCTTAGAAAAAAAGCAGGTGTATTTAAAGAAGAAGACATTGAGTGTGCAATTGATGAAGAAGTTGTTGATTGTAAAGAGATTGATGAGGAACCATACGTAGGTGTCCCTGCCCCTACATATCTTCCTGAAGATGAATGGTTTAGTTCACCTGTTAAATCTTTAAGGCAAATTGATTACATGGAACAGGAAATTGAAATCAAACGGCAAGAACGAGAGAAAACTTTTTTCGTTGAACCTGATGACATTCACCAAAGAATGTATGAAATTGCAACTAAAGCACAAACAACTACACTCCACCTAGATCCCATTGGTGGTTCTGAAAACTTTCAAGGCGGTTCCGAGAATGTCCACAAGTGATTGGCGCTACGACGAACAAAAAATGAAAGTTCGTGAGCAAGTTATCAAAATCCTTCTTACAAAATTTGGAGGACAAATGGATGGTCCCTGTCCTAAATACAGCAGTCAATCAATCTATGAGTGTGCCCAAGATTGGGTCTCACAAGGTAACATGCACACTTCAGGGATTGTAAAATATTACGAGGCTTATTATGCAAAAAGTAATTAACGTTTTAGCAGTTCTATCATTTGTAGGAACTGCAGGTATTGTCGGCACTGCTGGTGTCGTCTATGTAAGGCGAGATGCTATCATCGAGCAAGTCAAAGAAAACGTTGCTAAAGCAGCAACAGAGGCGATTACAGGCGCACTTCCGGGGATGATGGACTCAGCATTGCCTGAACTTCCTGGTGCCACTGGTGGTGTCATTCCTTCTACACCTGGCGTTTCTCTCCCTTTCTGATATGAAAAAAATTATTATGAGTTTGCTGGTAGCAGCTAGTATGTCTGCTCCAGCACTTGCTGATGACTCTAAGATCACCAAGGGTTATAACACTATGGATTCTATGGGGTGTATGCTACTACGCGAATGCACTGATGGAATTGAGGAAGTATTCAGTCTACTTGATGTATCTTCTCAGTATCCTAATACTGATGATTTTTATCCTGTTGCTGACGAGTTCAACAGAATGCTCGTCGCCCTTAATCAGGTCGGAGTTAAGGTGTTTTTAGCAGATTCAAAATATTTCCCTGTTATGCATCGTGGTGTTTATCATACTGTGGGTAATAATTTCTTCCTTAATAAAAAGTTTATGGATAGTCCTGCTACACTGATGATGGTTATGCGTCATGAAGGATGGCATGCAGCACAAGATTGTATGGCAGGAACCATCAAAAATAGTATGATTGCTATCATTAAACCTGAAGATGAAGTGCCAATGATCTGGCGTGTGATGGCAGAACGTACATATCCTGAGAGTGCCGTTCCTTGGGAAGCAGAGGCAGGGTGGGCAGGCCGTACTGAGAAAATGACCATGGAAGCACTACAATCCTGTGCTCGTGGTACGATGTGGACTGATTACGAACCCACGCCTATGACTCGCGAATGGTTGGTCAAAAACGGTTATCTCACTAAATAAAGTTGCCTTTCCTGGTAACTTATGCCTGAAGAAGTAAAACCTACCGAAGAAGAAAAGAAACCAAAGAAAAAAGGTATTCTCGGTAAGATCAAGGAGGCGACAGATGACAAGGAAGAACAACTTGCTATTCTTTCTACCTTTGTCCGCCTTGGTATTCTTGTATGGAGTGGTGGAATACTCACGTTGGCATATATCAAACTCCCCCCTGCTTTTGGAATCCCGGAGCAAAAACTGGATCCGACATTCATCGCCAGCGTCTTCACCGGAGTTTTAGCTAGCTTCGGCGTCCAG